ATCTTGTAGTGATACTGGACTTGCAGCATTCGTCGGCGCTAATGTAAATGCTGGAATTCCATGAAAAACACTTTCAATTGCAGCCACGCTGTTAAATGTTACCAATGCAAATACATCGTTGTCAAGGGCTCGTTGCAGTGTATCTGTCGAAGTTCTATCTTGTCTCTTAGGTGCTCGTTCTCTAACTTCAACCGGACGGTCTGTGTATTTTTTAATAGTGTTGACAGTATCTTCAACCCATTTGTCTAAATCTATATCATAAAATTTACAAGGTTTTATGTCGGGTTTGGCTATTAATATTTTGCGGCCATTTTTATTCCATGGTCGAAATTCTTTGTTAAATCGTTTTAATCGATCGTCCGGACGATCTATAATCTCGCCATGTTGTAGATTATTTTTAACAATTCTATGCCAATATTTCCACCCCTGTGGATTTGCCACAGTACGCTCATTACCAAAGTAACCAGTGTCTATATAATAGAATGTTCTGTTATCTTTCCAACAACGTTTCATAACTTTGTGTTTGAGAATACCTCTCAACACTACGGGATCACTACTGATGTCATAGTCAAAATGTTCGTCACTTACCACTGTGTCTTGACAACCTGCGGCAAACATATTGACGTAAGAATCTTCTCCATTCTTACTTACAAAGATCCATTTACTCATTTGCGCTCAATATCGTCTTCCACACAATCTTCACCGTATTGAATTTCAATCAGTTTGAGAGGTTGGTCAGTTTCGTTGCACAGCATGTGCCACTGATTTTTTTCAATCCAGACGTAGTCATGCACAGCAAAGTGCCCAACAAGATCGTGATCACTGGAATTATCCAAAGTGTACACAGCGGCTTCACCTTCAGCCACAAACCAGAATTCAGCACGTCGATCATGACGTTGCATACTTAAACATGTTTTGGGTGCCACTGTGAGTTCTTTGAGTTTGGTGCCTTGGCCGACTTCATGCAACACGCGGTAGTATCCCCAAGCACGACCAGTCTTGGGCTTCTTCCAGTCTTCAAGTATCCAACTACTACTATTAGCTTTATTTTCACCACCAACACCAAAAACAAACTCTACATCTTCGAACACCATTTCGGGAATGTTCTCTTTAGTGCGATCGCCTCCGTTGGCAAATACTACAGTATCGTGAGGATATAATGCTTTAACGTTTTTTATTGCTTCGATAGCAGTATTATCATTATCATTGAATAAAATAACATGATTGACCATCTTTAGATTTTCTATCAAAGTAGTTCTTTCAGTTATAGGCATGAAAGGCCTACCTTTTTTACGGGTAAGCCAATCATCTGAATTAACGCCAACTATTAAAATATCACCTAATTTCTTTGCAGATTTTAGATATTCTATGTGTCCGGAATGAATGGGGTCAAAGCCACCTGTTACTAATACTATTTTTCTCATAGTATTATTTACAGTGTAGCATCTTCCATCCCTGCAACTCTGAGTTTGACAATGTTAGTCAACTGCCATTGTTTCTGATCAAGTGCTTTGGTAATACCCAACCATTTATTACGCAATAAAGCAAATTCATTAATAATTTTTTCAAAATCAACAACATCGGCTTCGCCTTCTACATATCGATCGCAATCTCTAGAACTCAACGCACGTTGATAGTTTTCAAGATATTTTCTAAAATGTTGACTCTTAAGTCTACGACACTCAATGTTGAGATATTCTAAGATTGCTTCTATTTCTTGTAGTTGACTATATCGTTGTTCCACAACACCCGGCATTGACGCCGCAGCCTTTTCGATGTTGCCAGTGATACGACATTCACCTCTAGCCGCTGTTAGTTCTGTTTCATAGTAGTCCACTGCATCAGGGATGCAAGAAATATCTTTACTGATCTTAGAATACCAACTCATAAATTATTCTTCATCTGATTCTGAATCTGCATCCCAATTGTCTTCCTCGAATCCTTCTTCTTCATCAGAAGTTTCTTCAAGATAATATTCGATAGATTTATCCAGGATTTCATCATGCCCTGTGGCCATTTCTAATGTTGCATCGTTTACACCGTAGTCGGCTAACAATTCAACATATCGATCAGCCACAGTATCTAAGATTTTTTTATCAATATATTCTTTAAACAAAAGCCACACATCTGCAATTTGATTGTCATTCATGTTCAATAATTTCTCCAGTTTCTTCGTCAACGTTTAATGATACTGTTGGAACTGAACGAACGTCATTGAATTCTGTCATGACTCGGTCAAGACATCCTTCTTCATTGCGTTCCCATTCCTTACGATACATTTTAATTTCTGTACCATCCGTTGAAACGTATTTAAGTCTGTTGCCATCTTTTGTAAGAAAACCTTTTGCCTCACACAGGTCAGTAAGACCACTGTATGGACTCATGCCTGTTGCATAGGGAATCTCAACTTGAACTGATTCAAATGGTTTTGCATAACGAGTTTTCATAATCTTACAGGCTGCACGAATACCGTTAACAGTTGTAGTCTTATTACCATCTGCATCTGTTTTCAATTTCAATTTACGCATAGCAATAACAATACTAGACGCATAGATGAAACCTTGACCACCGGAGATTTTGTCATCTGGATCGAACATGTCTTGACTTGCGTATGTGTGGTTAGTACAAACTAATCCAACATTATAACTACCAAACATGTTTACACAATTACGAACAAGACTTGTAAGTGCCTTAGGCTTACGGCCCATGTCACCTTTCATTTCGCCTGCTTCAAACTGATTAACGTCAGTCGGAGTCAACAACATACCTAATGAGTCAATGACAAACAATACCTTAGGACGAGTTGCTTCATCCATTGTCTTGTATTCTTTCATGAACTCACTGATAGTCTTTGCCACGTCGTCAATCATAGCCATGTTAAGTTTTAATAACTTATCTTCGCTAGTATCAACACCTAATGCGTGTAACCATTTTTCATCAAGAGCATTTTCACTGTCGACTAACACAACATAGATACCTTGTTGTTGTGCAGCCTTGATAAGGTTACCTGAACAGATATATGATTTACCTGCACCAGACTCACCAGCCAATACTGTGACTTTACCTAGTGGTACGCCTTTGTTAAAATCACTGCTAATTAAATAATTTAGAGCATAGTTGCCTGTTGAGATCCAATCTGTAGGATCGTTGAAGCCAACACCTAAGCCATCAATGCTCTTGGTTAGGGTTTTACGAAATTTTGATAAATCGAAGGCTTTGGTTGCCATATTTTTTCCTTGTGAGTTAAACAACAAGGGGCGTGATGCCCCTTGTTAAATCAAGCGTTTTGCTTGCGATTGCGAATCATAGCCAAAATGTCATTGGCCTTAGATGAGCCATCACCTGAAGGTTTGGCTTCTTGCACAGGCGCACTGGTTTTAACAGTTGCTGGCTCAGAGTCATATTCATCATCCAGCACTGCGGCTTTGCGCACAGTATTAGGATCGCCAGTGTTCTGGCTCATACCTGCTGGTTTGAAATATTGACCCCAGCGTTCCATGTCGAATGGTTCGCCGTTTACCGAAGCCTCAAACATCTCTTTGATTACTTTCAGTTCAACATCACCGGGCTTCTTGGGCAAGTAATCTTTGAGATTAAACAATCCCAACGACTTAACTGCTTCTTGCTCCGTGTCATTTAGTGGGCGTTCACGACGGCTCCACTTTGAAGTAGAGTAATCAGCATAACCACCTTTTGAAGTTTTAATCAGTTTGAAATCAACTCCGTGTAAGATATCTGTAGGCAGATCTTCCATTTCAGGATCCATCAATGCACCACGAATCAATTGAAAGATTTGAGGGCCAATGATAAATCTACGAATTGGATTTTCAGGATGATTGTCTTCTTTAAGACCATCTTCTACTACAAAACCTTGAAAGATGTACGAACGCTTCTTCCAATATTTGCGGCCTTGTGCTTCTAGACTTGGGTCTTTAAACCAAGGACGAACTTCTGAAAGAATTGGACAAGCATCACCATACATTTCCATACATGGAACATTTACTGTCACTGGTCGACTGTCAGTAGATCCCGTTACACCGGCGAATGGCAATTTGATCATTGCACGTTCGACCCAGAAAAATGTATTGTCGGGATTGCCATCTGGAAGGAATCGAACTACTGATTCAGATCCTTCTTTGAGATTCCAAAAGGGATAAATTGAATTATCACCACTGGATTTATTTCCTTCTCCGTTGCTACGGGTTTCGGATTCTTTTAATTTTGCGCGAATTTCTGCTAGAGTTGCCATAATATTTTCCTTTATTAGCCTTGAGTAATTTAATTTTGCCTTTATCTGTTTTAAGCCTATCTTAAAACAAAAAACGCATACATGTTATTGTATACGTTTTTATTTATGTTTGCAAGAGCAATCTTGCCTAAATTGTGATTATTGTAGTCCAGCCAATTTTTTAATTGCACTGAGTCCTTCTTCTTTGGTAAAACCGCTAGGAGGTGCACCAATACCAGTTTTCTCAGCACTTTGTACGCCCATCGGTCTTCTTGCACTAAGGCCATCAGTTCTTGTCATGTTTTCAAAGTCGCTCGGAGCAACAATAATCTTGCTACCCAATACTTGGTCGCCGCCCTCTAAGCCTGGAACTAGTTGTCCGTTAACTTTAAGCATGACCTTACGGAAACCTTGTGCAGTTGCTTTGGCTTCAATATCAGGAGTAATTGCTGTCCACTTCTTACTTGCTACGATAGCAGTTGGCCTTGGGCTTGTGATTGCCATAGGTGTTGGTCCCATCTTAACCTGATAAGGGACTTGCGAAGATTCGTCAATTCCACTATCCATGCCGGCTAATTTTTTCATTCTTGATGTTTCATAAACAGAACTTAATTTACCCACTGTTTCTCTGCAATAAGTTTCAACAGCCATCTTGAATCGCTCGTCATCTTCCTTGCCGAACTTTTCACACATGTCCTTGGTTACTTTAGTAACAACACCTTCTTCACCTAATGGGAAAGGTCCTTGGTCCATTCTTTCAGGAACAAGATTTGTAAAACTCTTTACCATTTCTTGAATTTCTTTAGCCAATGATTTCTTTTCAGCCTGTGCTTGTCCTCTTTGTGCTAATGCTCTAGCACTATCTTGACCTGTACGGTTTGGATTGTTGGGTTTCTTGAAGTTTGATTTTGGATCAGGATCGAAAGGAGGAGAATTGTCATCATCGGACATTACTGGCTCGCCGTCTTCAAGTTGTCCAATTTGATCAACAGGATATTCATATACGGAGTAGTCTTCTGGGTAGAACCCACGACGTTCGTCACCTTCAGTATTAATCCACGCCTGTGCTTCGTCTGGACTATTAAAAGGACCCTGATATGGTTTTCTTCGATCTTCTTGCCCATCGTACACTACATACCATCCATTATCTGATTCATCAGATTCTAATAAATTAAATGCCGATAGTGCTTCGGATAAACTGTAACTCTTGCCATTAATGTTTAAATTGATAGAATCAAAATCTCTACCGCTTTGTTCTGCCAACGATTTAATTTTTCCAAGTCGTTGTTCCAATCCACTTTGCCATCCTTCTTGCTGTGGAACTGGTTCAGCAGGCGC